TTGTGTTTGTCTTGTTTGATAAGGCGTTCCATTATACGTTTGAATAATTTCTCAACTTTAAATAGGATGTCTTCACTTCCAGTTGTAAATTACGGTAGAATGGAGCGACTTAGGCCACCAGAACGTACAAATCTGCCTATGAACACCAATACATTTGCAATCGGATTTTTAATTTTATGTGTATTGGGTCTCTATAGAAGATATGTCATGATTAATCAACAGCGTGAGCAATCTTATACTTTAGACATTTTGATGCCGACAAATAGAGGTCTTTCTTCATCAATTTCTTAAACTTCTTCTCGGGAATTTTAGTTTTTAACATATAAATCTTCTTGAGATCCTTCATAAGTTTCTCACAGTTTTTCATCTCATGTTTGAGATCCCTATACTCCCCCCATATTTCAGTTGAAATCTGGTGAATCAGAAGGTATGCATTCAACCCCATGCGACGCTCCGATCCACCGAGGAACATGAAAGTTGCCGCCGAGCAACAAGAACCTTGTGCGATGGTGATAACTTTAACCCTAGACTTCTCTAAGATATTCTTAAGGGCAAACCCCGAATATACATCACCACCTCCACTCATGATATTAACACGGATCTGTGGTTCATAACCAATAAGATCAGCTTGTTGTTTGAGTAAGTGAATCTCCAATTTCTTGAAAGCCTCAACAAACTCTAGTGTATTCTCGGGGGTAATATCACCATAAAAATGGAGTTCGTTCCCGATAGTTTTAGTGCATTCAGAAACGTCTTCCTCTTCTTCATGCTTTTCTTTGTTCATAGGCATTTTTCAATGCTTTCTTTACTCTTGTTACATCTCTCTGTTTTAACTTACTTCCTACCGCTAAATGATTCATTACGTCAAAATCTTGCGGGCTTAAACCATAATCCATCATAGGTTGTAAGTCTCCATTCTCTGCATATTTTTTAATGAGGCAAAGATCCTCTATATGTAGATTATGACCGTGTCTCTTTTGAATCTCTTTGTACTTTTGATTTCGCATCTTGAAATTTCCGTACTTTGTCCAACAACTCCCGGGTCTAATTTCATCCCTGTCTAGTACCCGCCCTTGTTTTGATTTGGGGATCACTAGAGCGTGTAGAACGAAATATGGCATGAGATTCCAGTCACCGGTGGTGTACATTTTTGTATCGTAAACATCTGCGTCAGAAAATGAACACGATGAGGGTGTGACATCTACACCTCTAGAATCCAAATAATTTTCTTGAAAAATGTCCCAAACATGTCCATGTTCGTGGATAGAGTCGGGAATACCTATAGGATTTGGATCACTGAGAATATCCTTGATGTAGTCCTTCGGTGTTTTGAAAATATCTTTTTCATCAAAACCCTCCATATACGAGAAGAAGTCTCTGATGTTTCCGTTACACCTGAATGCAGCATTTTCAACGAGGGTTGATCTATCTTCTGTGAGGGTTAACAATTTATCGGGTTTATGTCTAGGTATGAAAATTGTTTCAAAGTTTGGAAACATACACATGTTCGTAGATGTAACCACGAGGGATCCACGTGATGCGCGATCACCATCTGATACCTTCTCTACTAGACTCTTATAGTCGGAATCGTAGTCTTCAATATATGCGTGTTTGGGTGCTGTTTTGATGAACGTAAGGAAGAGTGATTTAGACTTTAGATGATCCTTCTCTATCTCCACACTGTTCCATTCATTCAGCACAGACTTCAACACGAACGTTTTTCCTACACCCGACGAACCACAGATGAATACATTCTTTCTCTGACTAATGTACTTATTCAACAAGTCAATCTGCTTCGTGTGAAGTGTGGCAACAGGCTCTTCTTTTTTTTGTTCAACTATTTTAATGAAAGAGTCCATTGATGATCTTACTAATCAAGCCATAGATTTAGTGCTTGATAATGACGCACTACAAGAACGTATCGTAAAACCTTTAAAAAGGAAAATTTTACCATATGCAGTGTGTGCCGCTTTAACTAACATTACTGTCCTCATTCTTTTGGTATACCTTGCTCAACGTCTGTCTCTTCTTCAGACTCCTCAATTTCCTCAGGTGTAACCTCTTCCTCTTCCTCTTCCTCTTCCTCTTCAGAATTCATCTCTTCTAAAAGTTTCGTTTTATGATTGTACTCACTTTTAGATTTGACCAATTCACCCCATTTACTGAATGGACCACCTCTTGTCATCTGTTCAGTCGCGTTTGCGATTTTAAGTTTTGGAATGGCTCTCACATTAAGAATCTCTGGTTTGGTGAATATATTGTCCAGGGGGTATTCCTTTTCAAACTCGTTGAGGATGCTCGTAGGAATCGCTGGTGATTGTTCAATGAGACGATCGTATTCAGCCTTGCACGTATTCACAAAGTCCAAACCATCCGAATTACGTTCACGTTTAGATAAAGCCAATGTGAGACGAATATTACGGGATAGGAGACCGTAGGCGAGTGCAGCTGTTTTGTGGTTCTCCATTAATTCATTAATCTTCAGGAATTGCATAATCGTTGCGATGAGACCCGCAACTAAGTTAAGACCACCAATTATAGATGGCACAGAACCCTGTATTGACTCAGGGAATTGGTCTTGGGCAAAGTTTGCGGTACCGGTGACGGTTGAAAGAATAATGACAGGCAAAGTAAAACGCAACGACAGTGACTTGTACATGAGATACGATCTGTGATTCATGTACCTGTAACACCCTGAAGCCTCACCCCATTGACGCAATATACTTTCATGTTGATCATTCCAACTTTTTTCTCTGAGTTCAAGTTCTTTTTCTCTAAGAGCTGAGGTAGACATACTACCAAAATTTTCTTCGCTCATTCTATAATAGATGAACATAATATTCTGGATTCATCTTGTTTTTCTCATCGCCATTCTCGTGATTCCATTCACGAATGATAGACGTAATTTGGAGTTCTATTCAATTTTAATCCCTTTTCTCTTCTACCATTGGAGTGTAAATGACGATACATGTGCTTTAACCCAGGCTGAGATGTATGTGACTGGTCAGCAGAAGGAAGAGACTTTTATGCACCGTGTGGTGAGTCCAATTTACAAAATGGATGACACAGAGGCGAACAATCTCACAAAGACGGTATTTTTCATGCTTTGGGGTCTCGTACAATTTCGCCTCGGAAGATTTGATACGTTTATTGGTGATTTCAAAAAACTCGCGACCGGAAAGGTTCCTAAGTGATAGCGCTTCTAGTAACAATTAGAAAAGAAGTCTACTTCTTCTTCGTAAGTTCATGAACCCGCTTCATGAACTCCTTATTACGGCTCACCTTAGGATCCGCTTTTATGATGCGAAGTAAAGCGGCTGTTGGTATCTTGGGGCTATTTCCCTTTGGTTTGGGTGTGGACTTTAATTTTTTACGCGCACTCTGTATTTGTTTCACGGTTGGCATTATACTTTAGGTGAATATTTAAACCTGTCAAAGAAGTGAGTAGTCACTTTGAAATTGTGGTACAGGAGCATACATACAGCGTCAGCTATATCATGCTTTCTATCATATGGAATGTCAATCCCCGTATATTTGTCACATAGTCTAACCGTTCTCTCCTTTCTCTCGTCGTAGTTTAGATGTCTCATACCGAAATGTACATGCATGCTCACAGGTGAAACCAGAATCACTTTATCTTTGAACATGTAATGTAGAAGTACTTCAATATTCGTAAAACCAACCGGAGGTTGTCTCTCTATGAGTATTGTTTCAGCCTCGTCAAATATATCTCTATGGTCATCCACCATAAGGGGGACGAGATCAACCATATCGTTTGAGTATATGTATTTATAGTCTTCCAAACTTACCTTCTTTATATACTTCACATCAATATTTGGTCCATTCCCACACTCAGCCACAACGAGTCCCATATTGTGGTACCCAATATCTATGGCCAGTACCTTCATATCTTTATCTGAAAGATTTTCCTTAACTATAGTAATGAAGATTAAGAACAAGACTAAAACGCAACTCATGTGGGGTGCTCTCATTGTCCTCGTCCTCGTCGTGGGATATATGTACCAAAATCCCAAAGTGGTTGAAGTTCCAGTAGACGTTCCTGTTCCTGTGATGCCGGTTCAACCTAGATTTATCGAACGCAGAGAGAGGTCTCATAGTCCTGAGTTTAGGGAACCCCCAATCAAGCAGTATAAACCTGGTCATATGCAACAGATGGGTGTCCTTACAGGGGAAGGTGATGAGACCCTCCCCCTCTATGGTAAGGAGGTCAGGGGTCGTCGTGATCGCTACCACTACTACACCACGACAGGTGGTGAGAATCTCTACCCCCTCCCAGTGAGTCACGATGGACGTGATTGTGTAGATGACATAGGGTGTCAAGAGTTATACGGAAATGAAGCAGTCTCGGTGACTGGCAAAACTGGTTCATTCAATGTTAATATGTACAGAACGGATGACTTTTTTTAAGCGCGGGTGAATCTATGAGTGGTATCCGTGCCAACCATTATAGTTGAGAAGAGACTGGATATGCAACATGCGAGCATAGCTACCATAATATGTGGACCTTTTATAGGCATTTTTGTAGCAATCCGTAACATCATCATAGAGCACATG